CTTCGCTGACTTTCTTGCAACTACGGCACTTCAGCGAATATCGGATAACACCATCCAGTTTTATGATGCCCACATTCGTGGCTTTTCCGCAAATAGGGCATACAATCTTTCTCAATTTCTGCTCTTTCTTCTCCATAATTAGGATGCGTTACGGGGCAAATATAAAATCAATTTTGCAACAAAGTGATAACTGTTTATCACTTTGTTGCAATTTTATTTCCAATTTTGTGCCGTATGGCAGCCAAGAAGTTAATAGATGACAAGTATATAGACCCCGTTTTCGCCAAAATGGGCAAGAGGGTCTATACCTACGAATACATCGAAAAACTCCGCAAGGAAAACCTCCAACTCAAAAAGGATGGCAAGCCAATATTCAATCTCATTCCGCAGAAGGGATTTCAAGAGAAGGTGCTGCTGACCCAGGCAGATATCAAGATTGTGGGAGGAAAGAGGGGAGGAGGAAAGACCTGGCTTGCTCTCTTTGAGGCATTGCCATACATCTTTAATCCCGATGTCAACATGTACGGATTCCGCAAGTATGAGGACGATGTCAAGCGAGGTATATGGAAATCGGGAAAGCAGGTTTATAGGGGGTTCGGAATTCTCTCGGATTCATACTTTGAAGTAAAGTTTCTTGATGGGAAGGGCGCGACAATGAAGATGGAGCACCTTGCCGAGGAGAAGAAGATTTCAGATCGATTCCGTGGTGTGGAGATGGCATATATAGTAATAGAGGAGTTGGCAGAGCACACCAAGGAGAACCTTGATACCCTATTTGCGCTCCTTGCTTCTAACCGTACCACATCGGGTGTCAAGTCCAAGTGCGTATGTACGTGCAACCCCGTAGGAAAGAGCAACAAACTGAGGCTGTTCTTGGATTGGTATATAGATCCCGACACCGATACTATTATTAAGGAGAGGGATGGACAGATAAGATACTTCCATAGATATGGTGACGATGTTGCCGATATAGCCTGGGGCAATACTCCGCAAGAGGTATATGAAAATCCGAATGTGAGGTCAAAGATTGATAGGCTTGTTGCCGAAACCGGATGCCCTTACACCGACTTCATTACTTCCCTTGTGTTTATTGAAGGAGATTATGCGGATAATGAGATTCTGAAGATATCTGATCCTAAGTATATGAACCGAATATCCGCACGAGGTACGGAATCCACCACCAATGACATCGTGGGAGTATGGAGGGATATAGATTCCGGCTCCTCTTTGTTATCAACGGATGATATGGAGAAGTTCTTCAATAACTCTGAAAAGAGGGACGGATATATGAGAGCTTCTGCCGATGTGGCTCTGAAGAATGACTTCTTTGTTCTATACGCCCTTGACGGACACCATATATGCGATATAGAGATTTGGAGGGGAGCGATGTCTGATGACGTTATCCCTTTCGTAGAGAAGTTCCTAAAGAAGAACGGAGTGAGGAAGGAGAACTTCACCTTCGACCAGAATGGACTCGGAATGTGGCTCTCGGAATCCTCTGCATTCAAGGGCAAGTCGCAGCCATTCAACAACAAGTCCGCTCCTTCAGACACAAGGATGTGGAACAATCTTAAATCGGAGTGTGCCGAAAGGTTTGTCAAGGCAATCAAGAATGGAGAATATAGCATAAGTGAAGAAGTGCTCAATAAGAAGTTCTACGACAAGAAGAAGCATGTCTATACCGTCAAGGAGAGGCTGATGGAGGAGAGAAGGGCACTCAAGAGAAAGGATAGCGCGACATCGCGCTTTGAGATAATCGAAAAGACTCAGATGAAACTTGAGGTAGGTCACTCACCGGACTTCATTGAGGGTCTTCTGATGATAGAATACCTGTTCAAGAAGAAAACGGGAATTGTAAGACGAGGATTTGAAAACTGGTAAATAAGATATGGAGACGATAAGCATTTTTACTATGACACCAAAACAGATAATGGTGAAGGAGGCTTTCACAAGACTTGTTCCTTCCGATAGTCTATCTTGTATTGGTGAAACAAAGACGATAAGCACGGATTCTAATCCCGCTTATACCTATGATACCCCTGCGAAGATGGTGATGACGCAGGCTGATTTTATGAGAGAGTATGATATTAGTGCTCATAAGATTAACTCCCTCAAGTATTATCCAAACGCCATTATGAAAGGCAAGGAAGGTAAGATATCAGCGAAGATTAAATCAAGGATAGCTATTGCATGGCAGAAACGGATCCTTGTCAAGAGACTTGCAACCCTTACCGGAAATAACATGAATATCAAGTTGAGCAATTCCAAGAGATCGCAGAAAGACCAGCAGATGCTCGGAGATTTTCGTGAAGGATGGGAAATGAAGAATATCGAAAACCTCTTCTACCAGGCGTTCAAGTCAGATGGAATTACGGGAGATGTGGCGGTATGCTTCTATATGTCTAATGGAAAGGGTGGGTGGAGGATTTTCTCTTATGACAATGGGGATGTGCTCTATCCGCATTACGATCCGATAACCGGAAAACTTGCAGTATTTGGCAGGAGATATTCCGTAAGAGATAGCAAAGACAACGAGGTAGCTATGTATCTTGATGTATATGACAATACTCATTATATGAGATATAAGTATAATAAGAAAGGTCTAAAGGGAGCGGTCAATGTCGTTATGAGCGCGGTGGGACTTGACGGATGGGAAATTGATATACAACCGACACCCCATAACTTCCCTCGCATACCTATTGAATACGACCGCTACGGAGAGCCTTTCTGGGCAAACTCGCAGGATTGCTCCGACCTCTACGAACTGACCGTTTCCCAGCTTGCGGAAAATAATCAGGCATATGCACTCCGCATCCTATATGCTCTTGGTGGAGAGATAGAGCTTCAGACCACCTTGGACGGCACTCCTTCCATGATTAACTCCGCAGAACCCAATGCGAAGGTTGGGTTCCTGGAGCCTGCGGATTCGTCCAAGTCCTTTGAACTCCAGTTGCAGATTCTTGAAAAGGCAATCATGCGAAACTCCTTCGCATCCGAGACTCCCGAACTCAAGTCCGGCTCTGACCTTTCTTCCCTCACAGTGCGTATGCTCCTCATGGACTCCTATCAGCAGGCACTCTTGGATGCACAGCACTTCCAACCTTTCATTGATGGAGTTGTCGAGTTGTTCAAGTACACCTACGGAATTGAGACTGGTAGACCAAGCGACTTTGAAGCATTAAAGGTAAAGGCAGAACTATATCCTTATGTATTTATGTCCGAGACCGAGCAGGTCGGCAACATCCTTCAGCTCCGCTCCGCTGGTGCGCTCTCAAAGCAGACTGCTTCCGAAATGGCATACGAACTCGGCTACGGCATCAATTCTGAATACGAAAGGATCGTGGCAGAGGAAAGGGAAGCACTTGTGGGATTTCAGCAACCGCAGCAAGGTAACTCCGGCAACAACATAGTCAATAACGCAAGGCAAAGTCAGGCTGAGTAATGCAGAGAGTGATAGATGAGATGGCGAAAGCCAAGGATGATGTGGAGAGAAGACTCCGGCAGTACATTCCCGAAATAATAAGGGAGTGCATGGCTTTCGGCTATCTTGGAAAGAACTTCACATTTGATGTTTCTGACCTCTCTTATAGGGTAAATTCAAGGCTTATCTCTCTTTCTGATGCAATCCTTGATGATATAGAATCAAGGGCAAAAATAGCCATTAAATACGCAGAGGAAGAGGATGATGAAGATGCCATTCTTCTCTACATCAAGAGGAAGATAGGGGAGGAGGATATAGTGCAGAGACTTGACAAGCATTGCTCTACACTCCGTTACTTTTTGGAAGGATGGATAGCAATAGGAATAGTAAATAAACTCAAGGAATATGAAATCACAAACAACATTTTGTCATATATTGACAACCCTTTCGCTTCTCCTCTATGGCAAGAAGCATTCAATGCAGGATATTATTCGACTGCAATCCGAAGCAGGGGCTACTCATATGGGAAAGGCAACCAAAGGAATGTCCTTTCGGCACTGACGGAGATAGAGAGATATGCTATAAACGAAGCATTCCAGTATGGAAGGCTGCTTCATTATGGAAAGACCGGGGCGATAGGCTATATCATTCATCGCGGCAGTTCCTACGATTGTCCGCATTGTGATTCAAACTGCGGATTCGTGATTCCGCTAAATGATATAAGGCTGCCACAGCATAATCGTTGTTGCTGTTGGAGCGAGCCTATCTTCTCACAATAAGCGATTGTCCTTGTTGCGGCCGTAAGCAAGGAATCGAAAGCACGATAAGGCTTTGTTGAGCATACTTTATCGGTTGGAATCGTTAGTCCATTGAGGTTTCCCTCTCAGCGCAAAAGGGAGTGCCGATGTGAAGTCACATTCGGTTTCGGGGCAGGAGCATCTTGGAAATGTTTCCTGCCCTGCGTTTATTATGAAAAGAGCCACCCTTTCGGATGGCTCGAATGTTTAACGTTTAATCTGAAAGAACCGTACCTCACGGCAGGGAATATGTCGTTATCTCTACCACCCACCACATCCAGTCAATCATAATCCATCCCTTTCCGATGCTGATGCCCGGAGTGATGGAGAAGTAATCGGGATGCGATGATGCGTAGATGTTCATATCAGTCGTTCATTGTTAGCAGGAATCCCGCAAGCATAGCAAATGCGAACCTCTTGACATTCTCGTCTTTGATAGGAGTACCCGTAATGTTGTTTTTGAATACATGTTCTTTGTCGGGTTCTAATTTCACATCTGTCATTTCAAAGACACCATAGGTCTCTTTGTCTTCAATCAAGATTATGATAGGTGTGTCATTAATGCGACACATATACTTATGCTTTATATCGTTCCCTAATACAGTCAGTTTCCATATATTACTCCACTCTAATATCTTATCCATTATTCGCTTCTATCATCTGTTTACAAATTTGATTGACAAAAGTACTGACGGTCTGCACAAACTCTTCGTTGTTGTTCAGATCGTGGCACATCTCCCCAAGGATGCAATGCACCAATTCGTGGAAGTAGGTGCTATCCCTGCTTTCCTCGCTCACCTCGTCCATATCTACGAATTTGGCGAGTGAAATTGTGGTCGTGGCATAGTTGGTTGTTCCCATCAGTTTGCCCTCAATCCTATCGGGATAACTAATATCGTACCATGTGCCACCGACTTGTATCTTACTTGGAATCTTCATATATATTATTAAAATTTCCTTTCTTCCAACATTCTATCAAGGCAGCCTTTTATGCTCTCGTTCTTTTTCAATGGATGACTACATCCTATCACACCACCTTTCCAAGACCCTTTGCGACTACCCATCTCTTTCTTAAATTCTACACTAATACTCCTTTTTATTTTAGCGAAAAGAGGTAACCATTTCAACCATTTAGGTCTCCACTCCAACTCTTCTACCTTGACAATGCAAGGGATGATTTCGCCATCATATGGGTCTTTTATTTCATATTCCCACTCAGTGCCAATCTCTTTGGTATAAGTTTTATCTTTATTAGACCAATCTTCGGAAGTCCATAAGTGTTGGGGCTTATCTTTTGGCCCTACATACATATCCCATCTAATTGCAGAACCATAAGACACAAATGGCAAATCCCAAGCCCAAATCTTATTGCCTCCCCAATTACCATCCCCACCTTTATACACCCATAGTGCCTTGCCGTGAATAGCGATGCCATACTGGGGCGCATCACAATCCCCATCGGGGAATCTTTTGCTTTTCCACGGAAAATAGAATCGACTTAGCCATCCAAAGAGAGAGATTGTAAGGTTTGCTCTCGCATCTTCGTATCCACATTCCGCATATACTATTTCGGGGCTCCAAGTATGCCAACCTACATACCAATCTCCAATGTAGATGCAGTTTTCGCGCTTTCTTATTCTAAAAATATCTTTAAGTCCCATGCCTACTCCTCCTTCTTCAATTCCTCAATAGCCTCATAGACCTCCTTGGAATCTTCCAGAATCTCCTTGTCCTGCTCTGGAGTGATATCCTCCTTGATGCCGTAGAACTCCTTGTGACGGTTCACGCAGTCCACGCAAGCCTTGTCTATGTCAAGGAAGAACTGCTCGTCAGTCACGATGTTGGAGAAATTCCAAACCATAGCGGCATAGTTGTGAAGCCACTCATTTCTCTTCTCCTTGAGAGCCATTTCAAGCATCCTACCGATATTAAGATGCTTTGCCACTCTATGAGTCATCTGAGAATTGATGTCGCAAATCTTGATGTATTCCGGCTCATTCTTGTAGATGAAATTGCCTACCTGCCTCTCATCCTTGGAGAGTTTCAGTTTTCCGTCTTTTCCTGCTTTCATAATATTGTGTCTTGATAATCTTCTTCGTCAACATCCCAACATGCTATCATTCCCTCAATAGGCATTGGGATGTCAATGTATTGTGACTTTATCTCTATCTCGGATTTAGGAATAAGAGTCATAATATTTCTATCTTAATGTTCAATCCCTTTCCTGCAAGATAGTCCTCCGGGGACATCTTGTACTTGTTCCTTGTCTGCTCCGCAAGTAGCGAATACTCCAGCTTCGTGATAGGGAAGACTCCCTCGGCATATCCGTACTGCAAGAAGCATTGCCTGACTACCTTATCTATGTCCATCAGTCCTTTCTGTATAAGTAATACGTAACACTCGATGCCCTTACCTTCTTCACATGCATAGAGGTCAGTTCCCTTGCAATCGCATTCATGCTCACTCTGCCCTGCATGGCCGCGTACAAGTCATTTGCCCTTACCTTCTCCGGCTCCTGACCTACCCAAATCGGCTCTACACTCCATCCGGCATTATCAAGATACTGCAATACGGGATTCTCCTCGTTCCGAACTCTCTTCTTCAACTGCTCAAGGTTCTCCGCCATCTTCTGACAATAGGTAAACTCCCTCTTGCCCTCTCTCAATCTTTCCTGCATCCTCCACAATCCTTCCATCATCCAACGGAAGACTCCGGCACTCTCGTTCCTCACGATCCTCGCAGCAAGGCTCTTGTCCTGCCTTTCTTCGGGAATAGTCACATCGAAGGAAAACAGCAGAATCCTTCTGAAGAAAGCACCAGTCACATCCCTGAATCTCGGAAGTTCGTTCATGGCAAAAACCAATGGAGGACACTTGATGACCTTGCCGCCCTTGTACATCTCCCATCCCGTGACCTCCTGACCACTACTCAATGCCTTCAATGCAGAATCAAACGAAGCACCCTTTCTGATGTCCGGGGCGAAGTTCAGTCTCTTTCCGTCCACATCTATGAGGTTCTTTGCGTCCATGAGCTGGGTAGGGTCCAAGAAAGACACATACTGCTTGCCGATAACTGACTTTATCACATCGAAGACAACTGACTTGCCGTTGCTTCCAGAGCCTATGAACATAGCGAACTTCTCCACCGAGTACCTGTCCCTATCGAGGAAGCACATCCCAAAGAACTCCTGCAGGCAAGCCTGCTCGTCCTCGTCCGGCAAGACCTCTCCCAAGAACCTCTCCCAAGTAGGACACTTGGCATCCTCATGATAAGAGAATGGTCTCACATAGTCAGTATGGATGCTTGTGCCAAAAGTTAGCACATTCCCACTCTGCATGTCGAGGACGCAGTTCTCAAAGCATACCTTGCCGTGGTCAATCCTATGCTTCCTCTCGGACAATACCAGGAAGGGCATATCGCCAATCCTGCGGACATCCGAAGGACTAACACCATTCTCGATGAGAAGATTGCCCATAGTATCCACAACATCCTTGCAAGAGACCATCACGTAGCTCCTACCATCAAAGAAAGACAACTCTCCATTGAGATAGCAGAGAGAAGACTTCGTAAGCACATCCCTCAACAGGAGAGTATAACTGTCTATCCTCTGCTGGGATGCTCGCACATGAGTAATGTCATCCAACCTCTCACGATCGGATGACAGCAACTCGGAGAACTCATACTTCAGTATGTCGATGGAATCAGTCAAATCCTACTTCTTCTTTGAAATACTTTGAATCATCACCATTATACCGCAGAAGGCAAGCCATGCTACGACAAGAGCGATAGGAATCCATAGCGGGCAGGTGACCCACAACCAAGACCAAGCAATGACCTTGGTCAGCTTCAGAACGATAAATACGATTGTCAGAAGACCTCCAAATCCAATATTTCCCATACCTACTTCTTCTTAATCAGATTCACATTCCTCTTGCCTCGTACCCAGTTCCAAGCCTGGATGTTCGTAGTCCACTTCGGAGATACACGTACCCACCACCTGCGGAAAAACTGACGCTCCACGTATACGCAGATCCCGTCATTTGCAATTCTCATTGTCTTCATATATTATCTTCTTTTGAAAGTTTGCTGACCTCTACAAACCATACATTCCTACCGTCTTTCCTCCCTATGGAAGAACACTGACTCTTAGGACAGGTAACGTAGTTCTGAGAATAAAAACAACCAGAACAAGCATCCTTGGGATACTCTACATGAGAACGCTCAACACAACGAAGAATAACCCCGTTGCTGAAAAACTCCGTACCAACAGGCATCGTGGTCTTGTAAAGAATACTCCTCTCCTGAGGCGTAAGTGTGTCTGTACTCATAACTCCGCAAATCTAAACATAATTTTGAAATAAATTGATAAACAGTTATCAAAAGTTATCAATCCTATCCCAAAATCAGTGCCAAATGCGGAATGCGATTGAGCAAAATTATATAGCAGCAGAACAATCTCGGTAATATCTCCACATAGAAGGGGTGTTTTTGGTAATTGGCAATCCCAGACATTGCCTTTTGATTAAGTATGCAGACTCTCCCGTACCAGAAGATGCTTGTCCTATGTTTTTCCACACTTTGACCAACTTCCCATCTTTGCCATATTGAGCAACGGCATGGTTTAGAGCGACCACGACACTTCGCCCTTTGGGATCTATCCTTTCTTCAATGTTCTGCCCCTTATATCTCCATATCCACCTTGTTCTTGAGTGCTGGACTCTAAATGGAGGATTAGATTGA